AGCTGAGTGCTTGCTTTTAAATTAAATTGACATAAAAGTCATATAAGGTGTTGATATGTCAAACATTCCTACACCAGAAGACTCAGCGCTTTTTGCACAAAGTGTGCGGAAATGGCAGCAAGTGCTTAATCTTGGCGACTGGCGTATCGAGAAGGGTCTAAAGCCTGCAAAGAATGCCATGGCCTCTGTGGAATTCAATGAAGGGGCCAGACTGGCCACATATCGTTTGGGTGACTTTGGTGCTGAAAAGATCACCCCAGAATCTTTAGACCAGACGGCTCTGCATGAATTGCTTCATGTCTTTTTGCATGACCTTTTGACTGTGGCCCAAGACCCTCGGTCATCTCAAGATCAAATTGAAGCCCAGGAACACCGCGTGGTCAATTTGCTAGAAAAAACACTCTTTAAGGATTCCAATGGGCGCCCATAACGAAACTTGCACAGACATGGAATTTATCCAACTGTGGGGTCAACTTCAATCTGCCCAAAAAATGGCAGATCATCTTGGAATCAATACCAGGGCAGTCCATCTACGCAGAAGGTGGATTGAAAAAGAATACAACATGACCCTCAATGCCAAAGACCATAGAGGTGATTTGTATAACAAAAGCAGACCCAAGTCATTCAGTCCACTCAAGCAAGTTGAACTTGGGATGCTAGATGGCACTGTGATTGTTTTCTCTGATGCGCACTTTATACCTGGTCAAAGGTCCACGGCCTTTAAGGGCTTACTGTGGGCCATTCAAGAATTCAAGCCCCATGCTGTGATCTGCAATGGAGACGCGTTTGACGGGGCTTCAATAAGCCGCCATGACGTAACTGAACAACCAGCGACTACTGTTATTCAAGAATTGAAAGCTACGCAAGCTGCGTTGGGTGAGATCGAGGAAGTGGCCAAAGCAGCAAGGCACAATGTAAAGCTGCTATGGACCTGGGGTAATCACGATGTTAGATTTGGCAACCGACTGGCTCAGCACGCACCACAATTTAAAGAAGTATTAGGCTTTAAGTTGACAGACCACTTTTTAGATTGGGAATTCTGCTGGGCAGTGTGGCCGACTGAGCAGTGCATCATCAAGCACCGATACAAAGGGGGAATTCATGCCACCCACAACAACACTGTGAATGCTGGCGTATCGGTGGTGACTGGCCATTTGCATTCATTAAAAGTGACGCCATTTGCTGACTATAACGGCAATCGTTTTGGGGTAGATACCGGAACATTGGCAGAGACTGATGGGCCGCAATTTACCTATGCCGAGATCAATCCAATCAATCACCGATCAGGCTTTGCAATTTTGAATTTCTTCAATGGTCGATTGCTTTGGCCAGAGCTGGCCCACAAGTTTGATGAGGATTTGATCGAGCTTAGGGGGTGTGTCTATGATGTGAGCCAATTTTGAGCGCCTGGCTGATCATTCTGACTGGCGCGATCTATGCCTACATTGCTGGGGAGCAGCTGCTTAAAGGGAATGCGTCTATGGCCGTGGTCTATGCAGGCTACGCATTTTCAAATGTGGGGCTGTACTTGATGGCCAAGTAAGCCCCATCAAGAATCAAACTTCTGTGATTTCTTCTTCTTCAGTGTCTTCAAAGTCTTCCTCATCAAGGTCAATTGCTTCATATTCAACTGCCCAGCCGTGTTCTTCTTGAAAAGCAATGAAATCTTTGATGATCTCAATTTTGTCGAAATCCCACGTTTCAATTGTAATTTTCTCACTTTCGTTAAAACCTAATTCCATTTCAAATTTCATGACATTCCCCAGTTAAAGCAGCCGATTGCTGCAAAATTATCGTAGTCCGATTTTGTGTCAATGAAAAGTCTTATCTATTGGGGGCTGTTTAGGGCAAAATTGGGTCATGGCAAGCCAAACACAACAACTTGAGAATCCAGCTCCACCAGGACTCGGTTATCCGACCGAGACCTATGAGCGCAGGCATTTCAACGAAAACAATGGTGCATTGACTGTTTACTTCAAGAAACTGTCATTTGTGCTGGGGTCTCTGTTTGGACCAAGGGGCGGTCGGTTTATGAATAACCCCCATGGGGCTTTTCAAGACTCGACCGATCAAGTGGCTGCCAACACCACCACGGCCTATCCGGTCACATTTAACACGACAGACTTTTCTAATGGCGTGACCATGGCCAGTGGGTCCAGAATTACTGTGGCCGATGCCGGAATCTGGAACTTGCAGTTTTCCATTCAATTTAAGAACACCACAAACGATGGTCAAGATGTAGATATTTGGTTTCGCAAGAATGGGACAAATATTGCAAACTCAAACAGTAGATTTCACCCTCCTCCGAGGAAAAGTGCTGGTGATCCAAGTCATATCATTGCTGCATTAAACTTTTTTGTAAGTATGAATTCAAACGATTACATTGAAATTATGTGGAGAACTGAGAATACTGGTGTAAGCATAGAGGCTTTTGGGACAAGCACAACCCCAACACGGCCAGCAGTCCCATCAGCCATTGTCACAATGAGCTTTGTCTCAAACATTACCTAAATACTGCCATGTACATACCTTTAAAGTTACCCCCAGGTGTTTTCCGAAATGGTACTGAATACCAGGCAGCAGGCCGCTGGTATGACGCAAACCTAGTGCGCTGGTATGAGGGGACACTCAGGCCCATCAATGGATGGCGTACCAGGTCAAGCTCACAGATGTCTGGCTCATGCCGAGGCATCATCACTTGGCGCGATAACAGTGGAAACCGATACATTGGCGCTGGAACGCATACCAAGCTCTACGCCATGAATGAGGCGGGGACACTCAAAGACATTACGCCAACGGGCTTCACCAGTGGCTACGCAAGCTCCACAACCCTGACAGGCTATGGATACAGCACCTATGGCACATTTGCCTATGGTATTGCAAGGCCAGACACTGGCACACCCATCCCTGCCACCACCTGGTCACTTGATACATGGGGCGAGTATTTGATTGCTTGCTCTAGCACTGATGGCAAGATTTATGAATGGCAATTGGGTTTTTCAACGCCTACATTGGCCGCAGCCATTACCAATGCACCAACGGGAAACAAGGCGGTTTTAGTCACCCAAGAGCGCATTATCTTTGCCCTTGGCGCTGGTGGAAACCCACGCAAGGTGCAGTGGTGCGACCAAGAGAACAATACCCTTTGGACACCAGCAGGCGACAACCTTGCAGGCGACTATGACTTGGCCAGCCCTGGCACATTGATCGCTGGCAAGCGGGTCAAGGGTGTAAACCTACTGTTTACAGATGTGGATGTCCACACGGCCCAGTATGTTGGCGCCCCATTTGTCTATGGCTTTGAGAAGGCTGGCTCTGGCTGCGGTCTGATTTCAGCCCAAGCGGTGGCGGCTATTGATACGGCAGCCATTTGGATGTCACGCGCAGGCTTTTGGATATATGACGGCTATGTCAAACCACTGCCAAGTGATGTGTCAGATTACATCTTTGACAATATCAACTATGCCCAAGCCTCCAAAATCTATGCGGTCCATGTCAGCAAATTTGGCGAGATTTGGTGGTATTACCCAAGTGCATCGAGTAATGAAAATGACTCTTATGTCACTTTCAACTACCGCGAAAACCACTGGAACATTGGCACATTGGCCAGAACTGCTGGGGTCGATGCCGGAGTGTTTACCTATCCTTTGATGGTTTCCAGCAATGGCTACATCTATGAGCATGAGGTCGGTTTTAACTATGACAGCGCCAGCCTCTACGCTGAAAGTGGCCCAGTCCAGCTTGGCAATGGCGACAACATCATGTCGGTTAGGCAAGTCATTCCCGATGAGCAGACTTTGGGTGAGGCCGTGGTTTCATTTAAAACCCGAAACTACCCAACTGGCACTCAATCGTCATTTGGACCATACACGGCAGCCAACCCAACTTCAGTGAGGTTTTCTGGCCGCCAAGTTAATATGAAAGTCACTGGCAATACTTTGGCCGACTGGCGTGTCGGGGTGATGAGGCTTGATGCTGTGCCAGCTGGTAAGCGATGAGCGACCAAGAACATTTGGAGAGGCTACGCCATCATGTGGAGGCTGCCTTAGAATACAGTGGAGGCACACATAATTTTGACGATGTCGCTGAGATGGTCGAGGATCACAGATTGCAGCTGTGGCCGGCCAAGGACTCGGTGGTATTGACAGAGATCATTGTCTATCCCAGGCTAAAGAATTTGCATTATTTTCTGGCTGGTGGCGACCTAGATGAACTCTCACGGATGCGACCATTGATCGAATCCTGGGGCAAGTCTGTTGGCTGCACCAGGGTGACTTTGGCAGGCCGAAGGGGCTGGTCAGAGACATTTTTGAAAGACGAAGGGTACAAACCAAAATGGGCTGTACTTGCAAAGGAACTTTAGGGGATAAATATGGCTACAAAGACCGAACAATTGCTTGCATATTTGCAGACACCAGGCTTGTCAGATGCGGCAATTGCCAATGAAATAAACCGCATTGGGATTTCAGCACAAGAGGTTTCTGCCTTGACGGGTGTGCCAGCGGCCACTGTGCAGCAGCGATTGACAGCTGCAACGCCAGTCGCAACGACAAATCGGCCAACCTTTGCAACGCAAGCAGAAACTGGTCTTTATGACTACTTGCAAACGCCTAATTTAACTGATGCTCAGATTGCTGCTGAAGTAATTCGTCTTGGCCTTAATGCCGAGCAGATTTCAAGCATGACGGGTGTGCCAGTGGGCCAAGTGACATCAAGACTTGCACCATATTTGCCAAAGACTGTGGTTACCGGAACTGGCACAACAACCACCACAACAGGCACTGGCACAACGACAGGCACAAACAATTACGACGTATTTGCCAACTGGCTCAAAACAACGCCTAATTTGACTGACACCCAAATTGCTGCTGAGATGAATCGTCTTGGTATCACAACGGGCCAAGTGGGTCAGATCACTGGAATGCCTGGCACAGACATTGAGAATCGTTTTAGGGCGACCACACCATTTGCTGGTGCAACCCAAGGCTTTGCCCAGAACTTCAATAACTATCAATCCATTCCCATTGGCTCTCAGTACAACCCATTTGCAGTGGGTGGCACTGGCTCACCCTATGCCCAGATCATGGGCCAGATGAGACCAGTCGGTAATCCTTACCAAAATGTTGTCGGCAATCTGCCAATGGGTGGCTATAACCCTGGTCTATATGACCAGATCGCAGCGGCCAATGCGGCAAGAGCTGCGGCTGCGGCTGCTGGAAATACTGTCGTAGACCTTTCTGGTGGTGGCACTGGTGATGGTGGCGATGCTGGTGGAAGTGATGGAAATACTGGCGGTGGACCAGGCACTGGTGCTGATGGTGATGCTGCATTTGCCAAAGGTGGCATGGTTAACAGCCTCCTTGGACCAGACCCACAAGGTCCAGATGATGGCATTGGCTATTTGGACAAAGGCGAATATGTGATCAAGAAGTCTTCAGTCAATAAATATGGCAAGGGACTCTTGGACATGATCAACGAAGGCAAAGTGCCTGCCAAGAAAATGAAATCTTTACTCGGATAAGGTGGCAATATGTCAAAAGGTGGAACAACAACCTCAACAAGCTCCATTGATCCACAGATCAAAGAAGCATTCTTGGCCAACTTTCAGCAGGCCCAAGGGGTCGCTGGTGCATTGCCGGTTCAGCAGTTTGCTGGATATAACCCTTTGTATCAGGCAGGCGAGGAAGCTCTGGTCAACACGGGCCTTGCTGGCCCAGGCATATCTGGCACAGACTTGGCCGCGCAAATGGCTGCGTATGGCGGTGTCTATCAGCCTGCGCAGATTTCAGCGCAGCAGACCAATCTAAGCATGGGTCAAGGACCAGGCACTATTGGCTCATACATGAATCCATATACAAGCATGGTGCGTGAAAACGCATTGTCTGATTTGGAATCAGCAAGACGCGCTGCCATTCAGCAAACTGGTGAGCGCGCAACGGCTGCCCGTGCATTTGGTGGATCACGCCAAGGTGTGGCCGAGGCTCTCACTAACCAAGGGTTTGCCAAGCAGGCTGCCAACCTTGGTACAACATTAAACGAGCAGGCATTCAATCAGGCCATGGCTATGCAGCAGGCTGACATTGCCCGAAGATCAGCAGCCGACATTGCCAATCAGCAAGCAGGCTTGCAAGGTGCGCAATTGCGTACTGGTGCGGCTGGCACTCTTGGCAGTCTTGCTGCACAGCAACAAGCATTGCGTCTTGGTGGCGCTCAAGCGGTCATGGGCGCTGGCGGTGCGCGTCAGGCTTTGGACCAGCAACAAATGGATGCAATCCGCAACATTGGCCTCCAGCGTCTTGGTGTGGTCCAGTCAAGTCTGGGTGCGCAGCCTGCAAATCTTGGCATGGTGGCAACAACCCCATATACCCAGAATGTTGGTTCTAGCTTATTGGGCGGTGCATTGGCTGGCTCTCAATTGGCTGGCGCTGCTGGCCTGACGGCAGGCACTGGCGCTGGAATTGGTGCATTGCTCAGTCTGATCTAATATGCCAAACACCCCAACTCCAGAGCCACAACGCTACGCTGATGCGCAGCTCATGGCTTTGCTTGATCCATCAAGCAAGCGTGACACCATCCTGATCACGCCTGGATCACCGATGCCCTCGCGCATCCCTGATGGGCTGACAGTGGCTCAGACAAGCCGAGGCATTGTGATCACCAGTGACCCTGCAAAGGTCAGGATCATTGACCAAGGGTCTGAGAAAGATGTTGGCATGGCATTGTTTGGCTATGCATACGATCAGGCAAAGGGCTTTGACAATGTGGCGGTGGCCATGGATAGAGCTGGGACTCCGGTGGCAGAACTGGCCATCAAGCCCGGTCAGGAAAGACGGGCCATGAGGGCTGCATCTTTGCTTGCACCAGATACAGGATCAACTAACATGATGAGCAGAGGCGATGTGGTCAATACTCGCCTCAGAGGTTTATTGGATTAAGGTGGAAATATGGCTACTCAATTTGATTTTGCAAGTTTAGGCAATATGTTTGGCGGTGGTGGAACACCAACGGGACTTGATGCATTGCTGACAGAAGATCAGCGCAAGCTCTTGGGCCGTAATGCTGCACTGTCAGCAGCTGCCGCACTATTACAGGCTGGTGGCCGTAGTACAGTGCCAATCAATTTGGGCCAAGCACTTGGATCAGCATTGCAAGCTGGCCAGCAAGGTTATCAACAAGCCCGTGCTGGCTCATTGCAAGATTTGCTGATTGGTCAAAAATTGACTGAGGCTAAAGGCGCTCAAGATTTAAAAACCCAACTGGCTAACATATTTACCAAACCAGCAGCTCCATTAAGTCCAGAGCAACAGGCTTTGATGGCGCCTGTTTCTGAAGCTGGTCCATTTGGTCCTAAAGTGGCCCGTGCTGAACTGGCTGCAAACATTCAGCCGCCAAGCGATGCCGAGATTAAAGCGGCTCAATATCAACGGGCGGCAGACCTTTTGGCATCAGCCGGCAAGGGTGAAGATGCCAAACGCTATCAGGACATGGCCAGAGACTTAAACCCACGGGCTAAAGTTGTTGGCCAGCCATTTGAGGTGACTGACGCTACTGGCAAGCCCATCATGGTCCAGCAGTTTGAGTCTGGCGATATCAAGACCATGCAAGGCTTTGGTCCCAAACGCGATGTTGTTTTGCAAAACCTTGGTGGCCAGACTGTGGCCGTCAACAAGTCTTCATTAAAAGGTGGCGAGACATTTGCCCAGACAATGACTCCAAGTGAGATTGCCAACTTGAAAGTGGCTCAAGGCAATTTGGCCGTGGCTCAAGGTGGTCTTGGTTTGCGTCAGCAAGAATTTTTGCGTGGTGCTTATCAACTCAAAGAAACACCAGAAGGTCTGGCGTATGTGCCAACTGCACCAGGTGGTGCGGCTATGCCAGTCATGGGCGCTGGTGGCCAACAACTCAAAGGTGTCTCTGGCGGTAAGCCAACAGAGGGCGAGACAAATGCTGCTGGCTTTGCCCAGCGTATGGAATTGGCTCAAAGCATCATTGGCAGTTTGCCTGCTGGCTCACAACCAGGAGCAGGGACTCGCACTCTTGAGGCCATCCCATTTGTGGGCGGTGCATTGGCGCGAAGTAGCCAAAGTGTTCAGACGCAACAATTTGACCAAGCAGCGCAAGATTGGATTCGCGCCAAGTTGCGCAAAGAATCTGGTGCTGCCATTGGTGTAGATGAGGCGCGACAAGAATATGCCACCTACTTCCCAATGGTGGGAGACACTCCAGAGAAGATTGCGCAAAAAGCAGAAGCTAGGCGCGTGGTTACAGAAGGAATGAAAAAGGCTGCTGGCAAGGCTTATGAGCCTTACACCCCATTAGCACCAGCACCGACTGCTGCCCCTGCTGCACAGCCAATGATGTCTGGTGTCCCAATATGGGACCCAGTCAAAAAACAATATGTTTACCAGTAAGGTGAAGTTATGACCCAATATGTGAATGTCATTGGTGTTGGTCCAGTCGGGTTTCCTGACGACATGACCAAGGAGCAGATCACCGAAGTGCTGAAAACAATGCCGCCTCCAGTGGCTGCACCAGCCCAAGCGCCAGATACATTGGGCCGTCAAGTTGGAATGGCTGTTCGACCCATGGCCCAAGCGGCATTGACTGCTGGTGGCCTGCTGCCTATGGTGGTCGATCCCATGGTCAACTTTTTTAACTTGGCTGCTGGAACAAGAATTCCAACGCAAAGCCAAGCCGTTGAAAGAACATTGACAGGCATTGGATTTCCAGAGGCTAGAACGCCTCAAGAGCGCATCATGCAAGATGTGGCCACTGCCGGTTATGGCACTGGTGGTGTTGCCCGTATTGCAGGTGAAGTCGCACCAAGAGTGCCTGGCTTAGTTTCAGATGTGGCCAAATTCTTTGCGCAAAGTCCACAAGCCCAAACAGCGGCTGCACTAACAGCATCTACTGCCGGTGGAATGTTGCGCGAAGGTGGCGCTCCTCCAGCTCTCCAAGTTGGCGGTGCAATGTTGGCTGGTATGGTCGCGCCTGGTGGTCCAAAGCTCTCACCTACACAAAGAATCTTGGAAGCGCCTGGTGCAATAGTTAAGCCATTTACGCAAACAGGCCGTGAGGTCATTGTTGGCAATGTCTTGAATCGATTGGCCACAAATCCAGAGCAGGCAGCACGTAATTTGCAACAGGCCCAGCCTCTTGTCCCAGGTGTTCGCGTCACGACAGCAGCTGGTGCGCGTGATCCTGGTCTGGCTGCGGCTGAGACTGCCATTCGCGCACTGGACCAGTCTGGTGCATTCCCAAGCGTTTTGTCTGCAAATCAGCAGGCTTTGCTTGAGTCATTCAGAAGGCTCGGTGGCCGTGGTGGCGATGTAACTCAGCCTGGCTCTATCCCATACGCTGAAGCAAAACGTGCAGGCATTACAGGTCCATTGCGTGAATCAGCGTTTGCTAACAAACAGCCAGTAAGTGTCGAGCCAATCACAAACGCCATCAGCGGCATCATGACCAACCCTGCAACGCAGCGCAAGACAGTCGATGAGGCTATGACTTATGTCAACAACCTATTGGCCAATCGGGTTAATCCAGAGACTGGAACAATTGACCCAATGTCTTTGTATGGTGTTAGAAAAGACATCACAGACGCCATGGCTGGCAAGCTGTCTGGTGAGCAAGCCAATTTGCGTCTAGCCAAAGGTCAGTTGGCCGAGCTGCTGCCGATCATTGACAACGTCATTGAATCTGGCGCCCCAGGCTTTAAGAACTATATGCAAAAGTTTGAGAAGTCATCCAGTGCCATTGATCAAATGAAAATTATGCAGGGCATCGAGGCCAAAGTCACAACTGGCCAACCTAATCTGATGACGGGTGAGCCGGTCTTGGCAGCGTCAGCATTGCGCAGGCAAGTGGCCGCCAAGGCAGAAGAAATTGGCACTCAATTGTCGCCAGCGGCTCAGACCCGTTTGGACAACATCATCAATGAGATCAATCGTGGTCAGGCTGCAACTGCACCAGGAGTGAAGGCGCCAGGCTCCAACACATTCCAAAACATGAGCATGGGCAATCTGATTGGCCGTGTGTTTAGTGAGTCATTGGCTGATAACACCACATTACGCACCATGACAAGGCCATTGGACTTTCTTTATAAATTGCCTGATCAGCAGATTCAGCAATTGCTTGTTGAGGCAATGCTTGATCCCAAGTTAGCAGCGACAATGATGGGTAAGGCCAACATAATGAAAGTTGAGCCATTGGCCCAGTCATTGCGCAAGAAGGCTGAACAAATGGGATTCGGTGCGGCCATTGGCGCGCAAGAATAACTAAGACCCAAAAAACGCGGCCACAAGAGGGTCGCGTTTCACAACCCGTCTCTTCTGCCTGCGTCTGGCAGCGCCAAAGTCTTTGTCATCTGCTGACATCTTCTCGCGATATTTCCGAATGCGATCAGCGCCTGGCACTGGACCAGGTGCAATGGCATCCTCTTCATCACCCCATGACCACAGAGGCCGCCACTGGCCATTGTTGCTGACTCTGGTATATCCACTGATATATACCAATTCATTGCAGTGAAGGTCAAACAGCTCTCTGGCTGCACTGCGCCTGGCACAAAAGCAAATCTTGGCCAGGTCAAGGTCTGACAGATTGCCTTTCTTCTGAAGCGCTGCCTCAATGGCAGGGCCTACACGGGGTTTCAAGCCTCTGGTCATGTGCTGGTCTCCATTCTGGCTTTTAAGCGCTCCAGCATTGTTTTGACAACGAATGCACGGGTTTTAACCTCATTCGGTATGGCATGGCCAAAGACTTCTGGGTGTAGTAAGTCATTGACCAGGTCAAGGCAGGCATCAAGGGCCGGTGGCAATTCTTTATCGGTCATTGTGCTTGTCCAGCGCAGAGACCTCAATGTGGTCAACTAAGGATTGCAAGATCATGTGGGCAATGTCCACATCAGTGCCAGCGATGTATGCGTTATTGAGGGTCATTGATTCATCATAGTCAGGCTCATAAGGTGAGCCATGGGAATCTGTCGAGCCTTTCTCTTCTGGGCTGTATTCCAGAAAGCATATAAGGTCCACATCTTCAACTGAGCAGTCGAACTGGAACAAGCCTCTGGGGCAACTGGGTGTTGGGCCGTAGTTCATGCTTCTCTCACTTTCAACATTGCGTCTGCCAATGCATAGGCTTGCTCTGCGACCAATTCTGGCGTATTGCCATCTGAAATGATTTTAAAAACATGGCCAGATTCCACAAACGAGGCCGCAAAATAGTCACGCAAGTCCATTCCATATCCATTTGAATAAGTAGAACCATCAAATGGGCCATTTAATGAAATCATGCTTCTTGGGAAAGCTGGTGGGTTTTTCATGCTCAACCCCTCCAAGCCAGCATCACGCCAATGCCACCAAAAATAATGATGGCCAAGGTCCATTCGATCAGGGTGGTGATAATTTTCTGTTTCATGTCGTTTCCAGTGTTAAGTAATAGGAGTAACAATAGTAGACACAATTAAATTATCTTGCAAGAACTAATTTTGTCCATGTTGTTTTTTTACATATACCGCAATTAGAATGTGCTCATGGAATCAATTCACACAATACGCGCAAGGGCCAAGGCTCACAAAATAACCATGGCTGCGGTGTGCGATGAGGCTGGCATCCAGCAGTCCCAAGTCAGCCGGTGGCTGTCTGGAACTGTGGAGCCGCTTTGGACATCAGTCAATCAATTGCACTTGGCGCTTAATAAACTGATCGACAAATCACCAGTCGTTGTCGACTGATTCGGCAACTGGCGCCTTGCCAGCCACCACGCCAAAGTCACTAGCCGCTGATGGCTTTGCACCACCCAGCGAGTCACCCTTAGACAAAAGCATGATGTTGTTTAAACCATACGACACGCCCTTGTTGCCTGCCTGGTCATAAGCATAAGCATTCAAAGACACGCGGCCATAGTCGCCAGAGACAATATCTTGTGATCCAAGAATGTCATGGCCATGGGCATCCACTGCACCAGGCTTGTTGGTGCTTTTGGTATTGAAAAAGTAATGCCCTGCATATTCAGCACCCAGTGGTGAGCCATCAGACTTGGTTTCAGTATCGCCATCACGCAAGGGATTGCGAATGTTTTTCGGAATCTTGTCTCCGAACTTGGCTGTCAATGCGGCCTTGGCTGCCGCTTTCAATTGGTTCACAGTGTCAAGGTCTGTCTTTGGGACAAGCACTTGCGTTGAGAACTCTTCTTTGCCGTTCATCTCATTCTTACGAGCTGTCAAAGCTGAGAAGTATC